ACTGAGTTTAGTGGAATGGATATGGAGTCATTAGTTAAGTCTATTAATGAGAAGATTAATGTAGGAGGAGGAGCCATTAGTACTTCTGATAAAGTACAGGTAGGTATACTTAGACGTATGAAAGCTAAACTACTTGCTAAGATGGACGAAACTATTACAGACCCTGCATTTATGGAAGCGCGTAAAGCATCTAATAAACTAACTACTGAGAAGTATAATCTTATTACAGACCAAGGCGGTATTAAAGGGCTTAAGAATGCTATGAAGAGTTCAGACCCTAAAGACTTCTTTAGATTGTTTAGTAGTGATGAGCACGGAGTATCTAACCTTAAAAACTTCAAAGACCTTAATGGAGGAGAATATCCTAAGGAGTATAATGAAATGTTAAATAAAGTATATTCTGGTAAGGTATTAGAGGGTGTTGAAGATGTAGGCAGCTACAATTTAGGGCTTAACTTTGGTCAACTAAAGAAGAACCTAAATGAAGATGATTTCATACCTGACTTAATGGAGTTAGCAGAGCCAGAAGTAGTTGAAAGCTTTAAAAGTCTTAAAGGACTTGTAGACGCTTATGGAGATGTATTCACTAGCATAGGTAATGAGAGAGCACAACTAATTGGGCCGGACAAAGGGTGGGCAGCTAAACTAGGTGATTTAATGGAGCTGATAGGTTCTCCTATTAAAGGGCTTAAAGCGGCTACTGAGCATCAAGTTCAGCCTTTCTATGATACAATACAGAATATAAAAGGTAGCCCTAAAAGAATGTTTTGGTATGAGGAGAAAGCCCAGTTTTCTGACTCTATTAAAGATACACTAAGTAGAATTAAAGAGTTAGACTCTCCTCAAGAGAAGAAAGCTTTATTAGACTTAACTGTTACAGAGTTTATAGGTAAGATGATAAGAAAGGATAAGTAATGGGACTAGGAAGTGCAATGGGCGGGTTCGCTCAAGGATTATTTGGTTCGCCAGATGATGGTATAGAAGGTAAGACTAAGAAAACTGTAGATTTAAGTGGAGGGGCTATGTCAGCCCTCACGCAAGGTATGGAGAAGTATGCAACTACTCCTAATAAGCCTACTGCTTCTGTAGGTGCCTTTACAGGTAACTCACCAGATGCTGTAGGTAATAGGTCATTAACAACAGATGACTCAAACTATGCTTCTACCTTTGGCATTAATGACCAAGAATTGCTTAACTCAATAGCTACCAATGAAGGTACTTACAACACTGGGTATGATACAGAGTATGCATATGGTAAGTATGGTGGTGGTAGAACTAGAAAGCTATCCGATATGACTGTAGATGAGGTCATGGCACATCAACAAACTATGCTAGGCAATCAGAAGGGCAACAGCCTAAGAAGCACAGCTATAGGTAGATACCAAATGCTTAATAGAACTCTCAGAGAAGAGGCTAGAATGGCTGGCATAGATACAGCTACAGCTAAGTTTAATGGTGAGCTACAAGACAAGCTAATCATGCAGAGGCTAAGTAGAGCTAGAGGTCTGGATAAATGGAGAGCAGGTGAAATGTCTACTAAAGACTTTAAGAAAAACCTCTCACGCGAGTTCGCTTCTATCAATGACCCATACACAGGTAAAGGGCATTACTCTGGTCAAGGTGCTAAAGACGTAGACCTTAGAAAAGCTATGGGTATGCTAGATGAGTCTAAAGGTGAGGAACAAGAAATCTATAGACAACCTAATGGTGATGTTGTAGACTTTAGACCTACAATGGAGAACTATAATAAACAGAAGCCTAGCTCATATAAGCCTAAAGTCATAGGTAACAAACCTAACAGGCGCAAGAAGTTTAATGAAGCTATGCAGAAAGGTATGATGGAAGGGAACGCTCTTTATGATTTAGAGTCTATGTACTATGATGAGGGTGTTAAGAAAGCAGTAGAGGCTATGATGAAATGATGGTATTAAATAAGTTTAAGTTGTGTAAGTGTGGAGCACAGTGGCTAGGAGAAACTCCTTGCCCTAGTTGCTCATGTCGAACTGTAGCTGTTCAACCTCAGACTCTACAGTCTCAAGGAAGCGTTGACCCAGTTGTGCATAAATCTGCTGTGCAATCTCAGCATCAGTAGTTAGCTCAACAGTAGAGAGTGGAGTAACAACTTGAATAGTTATCTCTCCGTTCTCTTCTGTCTTACTTGTTAGTTTCAGTAGTATCAGGTCTTGCATAACCAAACCCCAATCCCATATATCTTATCTGATGTTTACAATCATCAATACCTTTGTGCTTAATACCTTCAAAAGGAATTTGACGTGTATCAATGTTTGATAAGTCTACAAATGTTCTTACACATCTATCAGCCCAAAATGGAGTAGGGTATTTCTTACCATGTCTTTTGAATAAGTTACTCAATAATACATTATCAAATGTAGCACCATTACCCCATACAATCTCAACACCTGATTGTAATACAAAAGCATAGTACTTATCAAGTGCTTCTTCAACTGATAGTCTAGGAAGTCTAGTTAGTTCATCTTGTGCTTCTTTATCTTGGGCTAACCACCACATAACAGTAGCTCCATCTATATTAGCACCTTTAGCTATCTGCTCATCTAGGTTTACCCCTACTTCAAACTCTGTACCTGTCTTACCTGTAGCTCTGTCAAATTCAACTGCACTGATAGAAACTATAACTGCGTTACTACCTGTACCTAGAGTTTCTAGGTCAAGCATAATATCTGTAGGTTTATACATTATCTTTACTTTCTTGTGCAGCCTTAAGTAAGTGTTCAGGTACTTCATGGTATTCAATCTTAGCTATGTTTGAATAAGGAACAAAGATAGTATTTTCTTTATCTACATCGCAATAGAATACACCCTCTGATTTTAACTCAATCATCTCACCAATTACATCTACTGATTTACCTTTTGTAATTATCTTCCCTCTTGGGTATCTTTTATCTGCCATATTATTTCCTTTAATCTAAATCAATTCTAAGAGATTTTATTTCTATCTCATATAAAGATATGAATAAATCTCTAATCGCTCTTATATCTAATCCTCGTGATGATATGATGATTAAAATTTCTTTCCACCAGGTTTACTGTTTGATATATCTTCTATCAAATTTATGTTGTTCTGGTATCTTATAAACTCTTCCTCCTCCTTTTTCTTACGCACCTTTATCCAATCTGTATACCCGCCTATGCATTCATTTAGGTTGTAATCCCAGGTAATCTTAATATATTTAGCCTCTAAATCCGCCGCCTCTTTGTAGTCAGAAGTTTCTCTTAATGCATCTATAGACTTAGGCATTAAACATAAATCTAACCAATGGTCGTCACCTTTATGAGCTGTGAACCTTTTACCTATGTCCATAGTACAACCAATATAAACTTTATCTGTCCCATGAAAATCTAGTTTGTAGATAGTATACTTAGCCATTAATACCCTCCGCCATCTATCTGTGTTCTCATAGAAGATGCACTAGGTGTACCTCTAACTAGCCACTTAGGGTCTACTGGTCTAACAGGTTTACCTTCACCCCTAGCCTTAGCTTTCTTCTCATTCCATGTCTTTAAAGCTACCTTACTTCTGTGTATAGAAGCACAGCCTTGACATCTCATATGGTTTCCTTGTGGTGTATCACCATTACAGTCTATACATACACTCATATCTCACCTCCTATGTATTCTAGTACTTGTCCATAATTGTAGGCTACCAAAGCTAACCCACCTTTTGCGCGTAACAACCTAATCTTGGTTAGTTGCAACGTCTCATGGCTCTTGAGGGGCTTACTGTTAATGATATTATAATCATCATCAATTGCCCTCATAACTCTGTGGTAATCCTTCTCAGTCTTTACCTCTATAGCACAATGGATAAGTATCTTCTTAGGCTCTGCCTCTTTTATAATAACAGGTATGCCAGCTTGTAAATCTGCTTCACCTGCTTTAGAGTATGTACCATTAACTACATGACCTCCATCAGCTTCTATATCCCTCATTATTTTCTTTTGGTAGGCTGCTTCAAGCATTTATACTCCTTTCATATGAACTCTTAACAAAGTTAGTTTCTTTGATAGCTACAGTTTTATAGATATCACTCCCAATGGCGGGCTTACTACAGGCGAGGATATCCACCTCAATGGGAATAGCTCTGTTGTGGTTCGCTTGTCTAGCAACTCTTTGTGTATGCTTGCTGGTTTTGAACGACATGCTGTAGACAATAAGTTTTCCAATATGAGAGAGGTCAACTCCTTCTGCATGTCCATCTGAACTAAAGATAGGTATTCCGGGAAGCTCTCGCTCAAGTAAGGCTCTCTCTGCAATGAAGTGAGCCATGACCGCGATACTCTGACCAGCGTAGTTCTTTTTGATGTACTCGATTTTCTCAAGTGAGCCTGTTTTAAGTGTTGTTGTATTATCCAGCTTAACTGTGCCACCTTCAAGCTGGTAGTGAACTGCTCTAAGTTTTGCATCGCTATCTCCTAGTAGTGTATGACCATCTAAGTCAATTACTTTATCTTCTCTCCATTGTTTCATAAGAGCTTTAGTCTTATCTGTGAGAGGAACATCAATCATTCTTACTGTAGGCTCGTGTTCAATACCTACATCTTGTCTAGTCTTCATGTTGAACAAGTGCTCTATCTTCTTTAGTACTTCGTCAGTCTTATATTTTGTGTAGGTCTCTTGTAAACCATAAGGAGTTCTTGTCTTGTGAGACACGCCATACTTTCTAAAGAACTGATAGAAGTTGGTGAACTTTAATGGTGTCCAATCACTAAGCTTAAGCTGATGATAAATAAGGCCAATATGCTCAGCATACGGGGTAGCCGATAGATAAAGAATAGGCTTACCTTTCGTGAATAGCTTGACAGCTTTCCAAGTCTTAGACGGTCTACCTACTGAACTAATGGCATGATGAGCTTCATCAAGTATAATGAAATCATACGCATTAGGATTACGCTTGTGGATTGACTCGTAGTTAATTATGGTATAGCTCTTGACATGTTTCCACTTCTTTAATGTTTCTTCCCAACCTGGGATAGCTCTCTTCTTTGTTACTACAAGAATACTCTTAGCTTTACTATGCTCAGCGGTTAAGAGAGCAGTTAAAGTTTTACCAGTTCTCTCTTTCCATATAAGATAAGCTAAACCATAATTTCTAATTGTGTCTAGTGCCCACGCAGCACCTATAGTTTGATGTCCTCTTGGTATCATGATATCTCCTTTATTTTTTAACTCTCTTCTTTAATGCGTATAAGTCCATATCCCAATCATGGTACTTCTTATCTAATCTAGCTATTTGTGCTTTTAATTCAAATCTATCTTTTGGGTTAGATATCTCTTTTTTATAGATAGTCTTATCCATAGTCACTATATATACAGTCATTTCATACCCTTTATTTTATTGTCACTACACAGAAGTTGATAATTCCTTTTCAACCTCTGTGTACTGATAACAGTTGCAGGGCTTCCACCTACTGCCTCGTTAGAGTCTAATTTTATCCGATAAATTCAAGGTGCAATTTCTGCATTGAATTTAATTGGTGAGGTATTCATAAACCATTAAGACATACCTCCATTGTGTGACTAATTCAATAGACTATACTCCAATGCCAGTTTATGTCAGGGTGACCATATAATTATAAAACCCCTTGTCTACACAAGGGGTAAAAAAATTATACTTTTCCTAGTTCTTAGCATAGGTGCTATTAGTTTACACGCGGTGGTCACAATTCAATGCAATATCCTACCGCCCAGTTTACGTCAAGGTGACAAACTTATATAGTAGTATAACTATAACAGATAATCCAAATACATACATTATATTAATTGCTGTCTGTAGCATCTGCAACTCTTTTTCTATGATAGTTTGTATCAATAACATCAACTACAAACTTTGTAGCTATCTTTAGCTGTTCATCTGTAGGCTTTACAATTATCTTAGTTACTTGTACAACTTTATATTGACCTGCCATAACTGCTACTTGGTCACCTACCTTAGGTTGTATACCTTGCTTAGGGTCAACTCTATAGGTATACACTTTCTTATCATTCTTATTAAACTTTACTGCTACTATCATCTATTCCTCCTCTAGTAATTCTTGCCACCACAAGACAGCTTCTTCTGCTGCCACATATCTCTTTTCATCATCTTTGGTTATTGCTATCTTTGCCATCACTTCTCTACAAGCCTTAATTCTCTTTGTGGCTAGTATGGTTAGTTCAGGTTCAAAGAACGCTCTGGGTTTACCTGTGAGATACTCAGTTGTCATTCTTATAACCTGATAAAGAGAATACAGTGAATGGCTCACATCTATGACCATACTTATTAAATATAAGTATTGCTACTTTCTTTGTAGGGTCTGTCTTACCTGCATAGTAATTACTGATGGTTCCTTGAGTTACACCAATAATCTTGGCTAACTCTTTCTGGTCATTAGTTCCCTCTTCTTGTGCAATCTCATCTAGTGCTTCTGATATAAACATCTTAATCTCCTTCTATTGTTGGTGGGTTCCATAAGACAATCTCATAGCCTCCTCCTTTCTTTGGGTGCAACATGTGCATGTTGACCAATCTCATATCTCTTATGGCATCTTTCACTGTAAGCTTCTTGCTCTTAAACATCTTAACCACAGCCTTCCATAAGTCTTGTGGGGTATCACAACCCTCAAGTGCTTTCTCAGCCTTCTTTGGTCCAATACCTGGGCACCCTGGAATATTATCAGAAGAGTCACCCATAAGTGTCTGAACATAAGGGAACTTAAACGCATCTTCAATTGTGGTCTCTTGCCACTTCATAGGTATATCATACCTCTCTGATGAATAGTAATTGAAGTGCTTACCTGGAACACTCTTCAATACATCTTTATCAACTGCTGCTAAGATATACTTGTTAGGTTGTGTACGCTTAAGCATAACCACCATATCATCTGCCTCGAACTCTGAACAAGACATACCTGGGAACTCTTTGAGTAGTCCATCTTTAATAGCACCTAATCCGCTCGGGTATCTATTACCTTTACGGTTAGCTTTGTACATATCATACAAATCATATCTGAAGTTTCTACCCTCAGTAAAGTAAAGCTCTGCTGACTTCGTATTAGTCTCACCCATGATAAACCTAATCTTCTCAGTTGAGGTAGCTATCGCCTGTTCAATGTCGGTTTTCCATATGCAGCCATCTTCCTCTGAATAGAACGGGTGTTCCATAATCTCTTTCCACTCATCTTCATGGTAGAACTCACGAGGCATTACCTCTTCTGCATACTCAGCTGTCGAGGCACTAGCAAATGCTATCGTGTCACAGTCAAGGAGTAGTATCTTTGTTGGTTGTACAACTCCATCAGTTGCACCTAAATCTTCTACTTCCATTATAGCTCCATCTTTGTTTGTCCGGGGTGTTCTTTAAGCTCATTGAGCACCAATTGTGAGTACCCGATAATATCAATCCAATTATCATCGTAGTCTGGGTCGCCGTTAAGCATTCTAGCAATCTTATCTGCTATCACTTCTAGAGCTTGTCTCTGACTATTAGAACAATCATTCCAACTCTTACCACTCATCATTACTTTCTTTAGGTCTTGTGCTATCTTAGCATGGTCTTTAAACTCACCATATCTTTTGCCTCGTTCTGCCAGTACTTTATCAATCATTTTCTTCTCCTATATACTTGTACATCTACTAGTTCCCAATCGTCCATTCTGAACACAGGGCCTTCACCATCATCGTAGGTTCTGGTAACTAATAGTATATCTGGCTCATCATTGAGCGTAGCTATTCCTAGGTTAAGGTCCCAATCATAGGCAGGCTTCTTAGCCCACTCTGGGAGTGTCTTACCTGTTGCAGGGCTATATGTAATACCTGTTGCACATGAACACAGATACTCCAACCAATCTTTATCATAAGGCGGTCTATTTGGTAGCTCACCATCTATGAGATATTTATTCTCTTGGGTTAGCAGTAAGGCACCTACTCGCATAATCTATACTTTATAGGTGCTTGAGGCTCGTAACCAGATAGACTAACCGCAAAGTCTTGCAGAGACCTCATTCGCACATGGCAACTAACTACGTTGTCTGTTTCTGTCTCACGGTCTAGGTACTCACTAGGGTCATGAACATCATATATATGAGCAGAGCCTATCTGCATTACTACCTTACCAGGTTCATAACCGGTGGCTAGTGCCACGAGCTTATTGAACAGCCAAGCACTGAACATATCACTAGCTAATCCTATCATTACATCTGCACTCCTCTGTGACCACACCAGGTTCAACTTGTTATCTGACACAATCCATTGATAGTGCATAACACAAGGTGGTTGTAGCGTAGGCGAGCTAGGGTCCCACAAACTAATAACATGTTTACGACTGTCTGGTTTATCTCTAAGCGTCTTGACTACTTTCTTCAATTGGTTTACGCCATTAAAGTCATGCAAGAGTCTTGAGTAATCAACGCCTTGCCCTGTCCAAGCTCCCCAGAAGTTACAACCATATGATTTAAACTCTTCATCTGTCTGTGCATTATTTAGGAAACCTTGTAGTTCACCTATGATACCTTTGTAGAACATCTTACGCCCTTGTATCAAAGGCACCACATCAGGTTCAAGAATAATCGTATGACCCACAACCTCTCTAGCAGGACCTTTAGAGGGATTGATGTAGCTGCCCTCTGTCATAATCCTAACTATTAACTCTTTGTACTGTTCCTCAAAGTGCATCTTCATTCCTTTTCTTTTGTGCTTTAATCTCAGCAATCGTTAAACTCTGGCCACCACCCGCAAAGTCTTCTTCTAGCTCACCCATATTATAGCCGAACATCAAATCAACGGGCATTGGTACGTTATGCCACTCAAACTCTAATGACTTTCTAATCTCATACCATGCTTTTTGCATAGACTCTGATAAGAGTTTACCCCAATAGTCTTTATCTACTTCTGGTACGATTAAATAGAGGGCATCGTGAATAGAATTAACCACATATTTCAATGTGTTCTCATCTTCTTTAACCATGATATGAATAGCAAGTCGCATACACTCACCACCTGTTCCTTGTGTAGGGCCATTGATGGCTTCTGCATACATTCTAGGTTTTGCTCTATAGCCTAGCGCAGTCTTATAAATATATCCACCTCTATTAAGCTTCTGACCTACTAGATTGTGGTATCCTTTAAGAGCAGGGTAGGCCTTAAAGAACTTAGTTATAATTACTTTCGCTTCTTCATTGGTTAATTTGAGACCATACATATCATAGGCATAATGCTTAAATGTTTCTTGTCCCATACCGTATGTTACTTTATATTCGCTAAGGCTCGTTAGTTCCTTAACCGTTCTCTTATGAACTGCTACATGTTCCCATGCAGAATAGACTATATCATCACATTTCTGTGGACACCGCTTCCACTCACTTGAGTGTACTCCCGTTAGGGATAGTCGTTGCACTTTCCTCTTTCAAGGCTTAGCTCAGGATTACCAGTTCTTGGCTTCCCCTGAATTCAATGTCTTTTACTTGGGCTAAGCTACTAACCCAAAGTTCCTTTCATTCAGTAAAGGGCGTAACACCTTCACTCGCTCTCTATGAGCAGCTATACATCCCTGTATAGAGTAGACTATATCTTCAGTCATTTGACTGCACACCGCTTCCAGCTCCATTTACTTGAGCTGTACTCCCGCTAGGGATAGTCGTTGCACTTTGAATAAATTGTTTCCTACTGTTCTCAGACACCGTTAACCACTGACAGTTATCGGGATTGTATCCCTTGTCATTATCTATCCTGTCTATTGATAGCTGGTTCTTGAACTCTACATCTAAATCTAGATATCCGTTCTTTAGTGCCCATTGTTCAAAAGTAAGGAAGCTCCTCCATTCATCACAAAGCTTGATGCCTTTAGCACCATACCATTTGTAATCTCTGGTTTTAGAATTGTTACATCTATTGTTCATATTCAACCATATTCTGTGCAGTCTTGACCCGCTATAAGCTCTATAGTCTTTGTAGCGTCTCTTTCTTGCACATGAATTACAGCCTCTAGTATGACCACCTTTAACGCTAATCCAATCTCTTGTCATTTTGTTATTACAACCAGTGCATAAGACTTTACAATGCCTTTTACCTTGCTTGATGAAGTGAGTAGGGTGTAGCTCTAATAGCTTCCAACCTCCATAATAGTTACCAATTCTTTTGTCTTCCATATTTATTCCTTAGCTCAGGATTAGCTGTTCTAGCCGTCCCCTGAATTCAATGTGTTTACCGTGACCCACTGTTAAGCCACCTTGGCATTACTTCTCTCTTTACCGTGTACATCTTCTACAGGTTTATCAAAGAGCATTGATGCGGTAGCCTTATGAATATCAACACCGTCTAGTAGAGCTTGATACATATTAGGCTCTTTCATCATACAAGCAGCAATTCTAATCTCTAGCGTAGCATAATCTGCCGCTACAATAATCATGCCGCTATCTTCTGCTACTCCAAATACTGCCTTGAAATCTCGTGAGTAATTCTGGGCATTGAATAGCTCGGGTCTGCTAGAACCTTTGGTTGTTCCTTTACAATTATGTACATTTATCTCTTCCGCATAAAAATTGAAATGTTCTTCAAGACCTATGTCATAGACTGATTGAAGTGTACCCTTGCTGATACCTATTACTTGATGATTTTCACA